GAAAGGTACGGAAACAAGTACTTACCTAGAACATATGAGAAAAGGTTTAAAAGTATCCTTTCTAAAAAATTTAATGGTAAACCAATTACAGGATCCACTATGGTTAATGTCTTTATGTGGTGTAAGGAGAATTGGAGTCAAAAGTATCAACCCTCTGTTACTCCAGAGGTGATTTTTGGAAACAAATTTATAGAGAAATACTTAATACAATATACAGAGTGGGAGTCAATGAGTAAGGTCACCCCCAATAGAAAGAACGTAGCAATAATATGACAGATAATTTATCTAAACTGCAAGACATTGGCATTGAAGTCATTGGAAATACTAACTCAGAGCCACAAAAGACTAAATGTCCTAAATGCTCACATACAAGAAAGAAAAATAGAAATGAAAAGTGCTTAAGAGTATGGGTTGAAACAGGTACATATTATTGCCATCATTGTGGTGACAATGGATCTGTTGCAGAGTACGAAACTGAGTACGAAATGCCTATTGTAAAGGCTAAACCATTGAGTGAAAAAGTTTCAAACTTTTTTAAAGATAGAGGTATAAGTGATTCTACAATAGAATACTTTGGTGTTACAGAAGGTGTAGAATATATGCCACAAGTTTCTGCTGAAAGACCTGTAATTCAATTTAATTACATAAGAAAAGGTAGAAGGATTAATATAAAGTTTAGGGACTCACAAAAGAACTTTAAACTAAACAAAGGGTCTGAGATGATCATGTATGGTTTAGATTTGATTAAACCCGCTTCATGGTGTATTATAACTGAAGGAGAATTTGATGCTATGGCTTTTTACGAGGCGGGAACGCAGCAAAACAAACTTATGTTTGCATGTTCTGTACCTAATGGAGCATCTACAGGAAATCAAAACTTAACATACTTAGACAACAGTATTGATGAGTTTGAAAATAAAGATAAAATATACTTGGCTTTAGATAATGATGCACCAGGTATAAAATTAAGAGATGAATTATCGAGAAGGCTAGGGAAAGAAAGAGTTTGGTTAGTTAATTTTCCGGATGGATGTAAAGATGCCAATGATGTTTTACTTAAGCATGGTTCAGAAGAATTAGTTAACTGCATTGACCAAGCAAAACCCTTCCCATTAGAAGGAGTTAGTAAAGCATCAGATTCTCGATCCGAAATACACAATCTTTACAACTATGGTATGCCTAAAGGGGATACTATAGGCTATCCAAAGTTTGATGAATTAATGTCTTGGAGACCTAGTGAGTTTACTCTTGTTACAGGAGTACCCGGTCATGGTAAATCTAGTTTTGTAGATCAAGTAGCAATAGAACTTGCAAAGAAAGGTTGGAAATTTGGAATATTCTCTGCTGAAAAACAACCTATTAAGGTTCATGTGGCAGAATTAATTGAAAAATATGCAGGTAAAAGATTTGGAAAAGGTTCTGTAGATAATTTACAACCGGAAGAATTAGATCCTGCAATTGATTTCATTAACAACCATTTCTTTTTTATAAACCTAAAAGATAATGATTTAACTGTAGAAGGGATATTAAACAAAGGAAAGGAGTTAGTTAAGAAACTTGGAATTAATTGTTTGATAATTGATAATTGGGCATTTGTAGAGCACAAGATTGAACGTGGGATGAACGAGCATCAATACACAGGAATGCAATTATCTAAAATAAAAATATTTAAAGAATCATACGATTGTGGTGTAGTGTTAGTAGCACACCCACAAAAACTAAAAAAAGAGAATGGGAAGGTTGAAGTCGCTTCAGGTTACAGCGTAAGTGGCTCTTCCCACTTCTTTAATAAAGTAGATAATGGAATAACTGTTTATAGAGACTTTGAAAAAGAACTTGTTGAAGTTCATATATGGAAAGTCAGATGGAGGTTTACAGGAAAGACAGGTATGCAAGAGTTTAAATATAATTTAACAACAACATGTTATACTGAACATAATGAGGATCAATATGAGACAACGTCAGGGCAGTTTCCGAAGTTTAGAGGACAATAATCAAAATTTACACAAGTTATTTTGGTCTACAAATAGATGGGGAGGCAAGATAGGTGTACATAAAAAATTCGATAGTGGTGAACTTTTACGTCTTGCTAACATAGATGAAATTGTTCCAGATAAAGAAGAATATTTCATGAGACCAAACGGACATGGAAACGATTATTATCTCATATATAAAGGATTTGATAAAACAACAGAGTATAATGATATAAAAAGTTTTGTAAAACACAAAATGATTTATGTCTACAAAAATTTTAATAAATATGGCAAACACTAACAGAAACAAAGGACACAATTACGAAAGACAATTGGTCAAGGATTTTAAAAAATTAGGATTTGAAAATTGCGTTACATCAAGGTATGGATCTAAAATGTTAGATGACCAAGGAATTGATTTAATGAACACAGGAGACTTTGCAATACAAGCAAAATGCTATAAAAGAAATCCTCAGTACAAGAAAGTACTTGCTGATATGGTTGTAAAACCAACAGATGTACCTATTGTTTTTCATAAAGCACCAGGAGGTAAAGAGTATTGTATTTTACATAAAGAAGATATGATGGAACTCATACAAATGCTGATCAGTAATAAAATTATAAATACACCATAGGAAACTGAAAAAGTCCTAAAATATTTTTAGGCGAGGGGCTTCAAAACCTCTGAATATATATAACACTTTAATTATTTAATTATGTCAAATTCATTAGAATTACAAGGTCGCATCAAAAACATCTCTGATGCACAAACCATTCAAACTCAAAAAGGAGATATTGAAAAAAGAGTATTAACAGTTGAACTAGGTGCTGATAGTCAGTATCCTGTTGAATATCCTGTTGAAGCAATTGGTGCTAAAGCAAACTTATTTAGTGCTTACAAAACAGGTGACGAAGTATTAGTTTCTATTAACCTTAGAAGTTACAGAGATCGTAATGGAGAGTTAAGAACTGCTAATGCTAACGCATGGAAAATTACTTATGCAGACGGAAATATTCCAAATGCTAAGGCAAAGTCTCATGAACAAAAGGTTGAGAATTTTGTTAATGGAACAGGTAAATCTGATTTGCCATTCTAATAATGGATACTAGAGAAAAAATTGAGAGGGTTGGTGCAGAGATCATCAGCCTTCTCATCTCTAAAAACACTGATTATGGTGATAGTGCTACGTCACCTATTAATGTTTTTAGTGAAGGCAACGCTGTAGCGTCTTTATGTGCTAGGATAGATGATAAATTATCTAGAATAAAACAGAAAGGCATCTACGATAAGACTGAAGATACAGTTAAAGATCTTACAGGCTACTTAATACTATTATTGATTGCTTTAAAAAATGAAAAACAACCAGAAATGGATGAACAAAATAGAAACAAGCCATTTATAGACCATTCTGGATGGTTTGAAACAAGAACATAACTTATAAGACATGGTGTCTGACAAAGTTATTCACAATAAATCAAGGGACTAAATTAGGGACCAATTGATATTATTTTAAGTATTAAATTATGCTAATTATATCTGTTTTACAGAGGGGAATTGAAAAAAAATTTAGGTGTCCCACGGTTATCCCATGGGTATCCCAAGGGTGTCCCAGGGGCAATATATCTGGCTTTTAGTACAATAACTTTGCCATAATGTTAATAACGTTTTCTCTGGTTTTATACGATTGTGCATAACTTTGTTTAAAATCACCTTAAAATAGCAAAAAGTATTTTAGGGACCAAATTAGGGACTATGGCTTTATCAATTGGAATTAGAAACGAAACTAATAAAGATGGAACTACATTATTACACGTTCGTTTTAAAAATAAACAATTTGATAAAAAGATTTACACTAAAATAAAAGTCTTAAAAAAACATTGGGACTTAAAAAATAAAAGACTAAAACGTAACCACCCTTTTTTTGAATTAAAAAACAAAGAAATAAGAGATCTAAATAATATTGTTGAAGAACTCTATATGCAAAGTGTTGTGTCTGCATTATCTTTTGAAGAAGCGAGAACTAGATTAACTAATGGTTCTTATGTAAATAATATTGAGTCCTATTTAGATCGTTATCTTAAAAGTCAAATGAAAGAAACAACCTTCACTACTTATAAAAATAAAATGAGATCCATTGCAACTAATTTTGGTATTAAGAACTTGACCTTTGAAGATATATGCAATAAAACTAATTGGTTAAAACTAAAGCAAAATCTTAATGAAAAAGGCAGAAGTCCACAAACATTTAATTCTTATAAAAAGGCTGCTAAAGGTATTCATGGTCATGCAGTAAAAGATGAAATTACTTATACTGTTTTTCCACACGTAAGAACTAATACTATAAATAATTATACTCCACAATGGATTAGATCAGATGAGTTGATTGAAGTCATTAATAATTTAGATACTGAAGATAGAATGTTTAAAAACAACGGACTATGTATTTTAATTTATTTAATGATGTTCTCAATGAGAGGAATGTATTCTAAGGATATTGAAAAACTATCAATGAAATCATTTATAAACGCTACCTATGATAACTCTACAAACTATAAGTTTGGTGAAATAAATATGGTATACAAACACTTTAGATCAAAAACTAATAAAATGGGATTAGTTTATATGGGATTAAATCCAATCAAAGACATAATAAAGTCAATAAACTATATTATTAATCCAGAACTACAAACTATTTTTCCTGTCGGAGGCGGTGATAGTGTTATGAATTTCTTTTGGAAATCTGAAGCAAGAAGATTTAAGAAACTTACTGGTCATAATTACAAGTCAGCAAGAAAAGCATTTAATACAACAGCATCCATACTTAGTGTTCCTGATGCTGATATTAGAGAACTTATGTTTCAAGGTGATAATACTATTTCTAAACACTATAAGGATACACAAGCACCACTGATGTTAGAAAAGTATACAAGATTTCATTCTTCTATTTTAAAAAAATACAGAGTTTCTGAAATATTTACAATGTTAATTGATAAACTGAATAATAATGGTGTTGCTACTTCCTAACCGCAGAACCAAAGAAATAACCAAAGATAGATAATACAATTCCTTCAGAAATTCCAATTAAATGAATCCAAACCTCTTTGTTAGATTCTGGTATTTGTAAATATACAATCGCATAAATAATAAAAGCAAAAGCACCTAACCCAATAACACCAGTTAAATTAAACATAAAGTCAAAGCCTCCGGATTTAGCCTTTTCAACTTCTCTTTTTCTAGCCGAATCTCTGTCCGCAACTTCTAATTGATATAACTCAACCAGTTCATTGTGCAATTGTATTTTATCTTGACTTGTCAATTCAGGATCGTTATCAATTAAATTTTTAACTACTCCTAAAACACCTTTTTCGGGAAGTATATCGCCAACAAAACCAGGTAATTTTTTTAAGATAAATTGACCTACTTTAGTGTCTTTAAATTTTTTCTTTTGTTTACTCATAACCTTTATATATTTCCAAACCTTCTTCTAGATTCCCATTGTACTTTTTTACTTTTAGATAAGTAAAGTTTTTTAGAAACTAATTTATTGTAATTATTGCGTAAAGCATTTAATTGTGGTCCACTATTACTACTTGTATTACTCATCGCCTTCCCACCATTTAATGTGAATCATTATGAATATTATATAAATATTCAACTCATAGCAATCTTCTACTTCATCAGGTGTAAAGAATGCCCAACCTAACAGTGGACCGATTCTAAACCTTTCTGATATTGCTACAACGTAGCCTAAATTATCGAACATATTTATCTTGTATTGATTTGTATTCTTCTTTTGCGTCATAACTAGGACAGTCTTTTGTAGAAAAGTCTCTGTGACCGTAAACCTCTGATCCTGGATAACTAGCACAAAGATAACCAACTAAGTATTTAAGGCTGTCAATTTGTGCATCCGTTCTAGTGTCTTTAGGATTCATATCTGCATCACATCCTCCTACATAGGTAATACCTATACTATACTTGTTATGACCCTTTACATGAGCACCTGATATATTTAAAGGTCGCCCCTGATTAATAGTTCCGTCAAGTTGCACAACATAGTGGTAGCCTATTTGTGTCCATCCTCTTTGTTTATGCCATGAGTCAATTTCCTCAACTGAAACTGGTCTACATTCTGGAGTGGCAGTACAGTGTATTACAATCTTATTTATTTTTCTCATTTTTTTGTATATTTTTTATATCCACCTCTTATAAAAACATCATTATACGCTGCTTGTCTTGCGTCTTTTTTTAATTTTGCAACATAATCTTGTAGTACTTCAGGTCTATTTGATTTACTTAAGTTTTTAATAATTGCAAAGCGGTTTCTCAAAATTTTACCTGTCT